GTTAATATCCGCTCTAGTGGCGGGAAAGGTTTGGTTATCAATTACTAAGTCATTCTGTGACATTTAGTTATAATCCACATAAGCGGTTAGGGATGATATAGACGGGGTTATATTGTTTGAAGTGGATGTAAGTTTCACCTTAAACCTAAAGGCTCTTGCGCTAAGATCTGCAACTTTTATTGCAGTGTAGCTAGACCAAACGGGTGTACCCGATGGGTCATCTTGTGTTGTAGACACAAGGGTTGTGATGTTAGTGTCTGAGAACTGACTGTTCCCCCCTAAATCATCAAACAAACCTGATGCGCTATCAAACAACGCAGGTTGGTCATCAAATAGGCCAGCGGTAGCGTCATGTCTTGTAGTTAATCCGCTGACATACACACGACACCTCTTTACAGTATTATCCGCAGTCTCTAAGTAGTTGCTAAAGAGATACTCACCTTCAGATGGGCCTACAGCGTAGTTAGTAATTCTTAGTTTACTGCTTACGACCTCTGTGTTAGTCTTTGTACCAGCGAAAGTTGGACTGTCAGTTAGGGTTATTGTGTTGGTAAATGGCTGTATGTTAGCTACAGGAACTACTACAGAGGTGTAGTTAGGGGAAGTAATGCCTGACTTATCTACAGCTTTAACCATGAATGTACCTGCCCTAGCGGGAACAGACACACTAGAGGCTGGACGAGATACCTTATTAACGTATGTCTGAGCGTTACCCCAACTAGCTCCAACAAGATCAGGGGAATACCGCACGATGTAATATGACAGATCAAGGTCAGGTACAGCGTCCCAATCCAAGGTAATAACTGCACCATTAACCTCTGCTGCAAGACCTGTGACATCTGAGGGAGGCGCAAGTAATCCAGAAGCGTTAATGTTGTACAGATACTCAAACTGACCCTTGATGCCAAACGTATTTATTGCCCTTGCTCTGAAGTCATAGTTACCATCTTGAAGGTCAATAGCTTCAAAGTTGCCTAGCTGTCCTGTCCCAAGTGTAATCCAGTCGGTATCAGAAGACAGCTTAAACTCAGCCTCAACATAGTCAATTCTTTCAGCCGCACCAGAGGTTACACTAAGGGTGATAATGTTTGTGAGCTTCTCACGGATAACCGCAGTTCTAGGCACTGCTGATAACCCCACTGATGGTACATTAAAAGGAGACAGTAGTGTAGTGTTATCTGCCTCGTACACGACACCATCAGATACTTCATCATAGACAGACTCGGCGGTCTCTCTTAATGTCATCTGTGTCTGTAGGTCAAGGCCATCAGTTAAACCAAAGTTCCAAGCAACAACTTCAAACTCTTTGTTAGTCCACCCGAAGCGGGTGTTAGTTAAGCGAACATTGTCGCCAACTTGAACTTGCAACGTCTTTAGTCCAAAGGAAGCGTCAACTGTAAGCTGTTGTCTGTTACGCTCCAGAGAAATAAGAGCGATCCGACGAGCTTCGACAGAGTTATCAGTAAACGGTAGATCAATATCAGCTACTGACTCTTGGTTGTTATCAACCGATAAAAAAGCTGAATTGGTTACTTGTGGGTAGTCTGTAGTCTGCCAGTTGGTCTCTTCACCACGGAATGTACCCTTAACTGTATTGAAGTTATTTCTACGAGAGTGTCGTGTAGATACACTCAAGTTAGAGCGTAGGTCATCCTCGTTAAGGTCAAGTACAGGTGTAGTCCAGTAAGCTGGTTTCATGCGCCACTTACCCTGAGAGTACCACATGCTGCCATCCATTGAGGTAAGCATAGAGTTAAGCATGTCATACGGAGTTACAGCTAAGGTAAATGCACCATTGCAGGTGTACCTTGCAGTTTCTACAATCCCCGACTCACTTTGACTTGTTGGGAACCCTGTTGCTATGAATGAAGTACCTACGTTATTGTCAGGCGATCCATACAGTGTGAAGTCAGTGTTACCTACAGTTTTAATCTTGTACTCACCTCCCACCCACATTTTGAAAACGGGGCTTCCTACAAGCTGGTCACATACGTTAGCAGCAGAAGTAACTAAATCGTCATCAATGTTATCGACCTTTTCCGCAAGTCCATAAGTCGAGGTTAAGTAATCCCTCAAGCACAAGGCTGGATTGTCTGACCATGCTGTTGTTGAAGTACGTGGGTCATAGACCTTCTTACCACTAACAACTGCTGTAAACTCAGGGATACCGTTAGGAAATGCGTTTGCGTCAAACTTTAAACGAACGTACATGTACGCAATATTACGAAGTCTGTGTTCAGTAGTCCAGTTAAATGACTCAGAGTTAAGGTCAACGTCTACTGTCTGGTTAGGGGAACCGAGGTGCAACTTAAAGCGGAGTTTACCTGCATACTTGGTTGGGGTGACTACCTCTCCATTAACATCTAAGGTAACTAATTCGTCGTTAACATAAATCTTATCAAAGGACTGTATCTCGTGTCCAGCGAAAGCAAGGATACGGTGAAGGTAAGTATTGTTTGCACCTGTAGCTTCGTCGTAAATACGAACGCCAGCAACACGCATCTTACCATAGATGATTTGATGATCCAGCGCAGTACCGATAGCCGTAGTTTGATAACCACGGTTCTGCCCTGACAGCGAAGGCTTAGGAGAGAGCGCCTTCATTGCTGCACCAAGTACAACAGAGGTAAGTAGCTTTCCTAGTATTGATCCCGTAAGGAACGCACCAAGGCCTGTGGCTGCAAAGCCTGTAGCTCCAGCGACGCTAGTAGTGATGAGGGGGAGGGTAAGAAGTTGCATGTGAGTTATTTATCTCCAAGATATTTAGAGTACGAACACTCAGAAGGTTTAAACTTTAACCAAGTAAGTATTTTACGTAGGGGACTACGCACCTTAGAGTTAATCACAAGCACTGACACTCCGTCTGACTTAAGGCAACTCTCAGCAAACTTAATTAACTTGATACTTGTTAAACCCTTGCGGTAATCTTTATGTAAGAACACAGCGTCACACGAAGCAAACAAGTGGCTTTTGTGGTGTATGTTATGGTTAACTACAGATACAAAGTAACCTACAAGTTTACCTTCACTCCTAGCTGTAAAGACTTTAAGGTTTCCTTGTAGCTCTAAAGCGTAGTAGGATTCCCAACAAGGTTCTAGCTTAATAGAAGATTGGTAGTCCTCGACCTCTTCCCAGTGTGCAGCAATCAGGGGTTTAATCTCTTCTTCTACTTGAGAGACAAACTCTTGTTGATACTTAATCATTTCTCAGCTCTACCCCAAGATATCTTTTTATCTTGCAAGTCTTCGATAAAGTCCAACCCAAGATCGTTAGGGTAGATTGACTTCTGATAACCAGATGTGTACCTTCCAACTCTAGCTCTCTCAAGGTCGACAAGTTTATTCTCGACAGTTAACTCAATAGTAGTTGTCTCAGCACTCTCTTCGATGTTCATCTGATCCATATAACCTGAGAACAATTCGTTGAGACCCTTACTACTTTCTTGCAAGTTAATCTTAGAGCCATCTTGTAGTAGTATGTAGGAGCCACTCTGTTGTAGTAGACTGCCCTTAGAAAATGTACCAAAGTAAATCTTGGCTACACGGCCCTGATAAGGCTCACTGAGGGCTAAGGATAGTAATTCTGAGGGGATACCGCTTAGACTAATTGTAGCACCCTTAACAGCCATCTCAGAGGTTTCTTCAACAGAGGAAATATTAAGGAGTTGACCAAGACCAAACCACTCAGTGCCATTATCAAGTACAAGCGTACCTTGACCCGTCCACATTCTTATCGTCTCACTAGAGAAGTTAAGCTCTGTAGCAAAGAACGGGTAGACTATATCTCCATCAATGTTTTCTATTGTATTTGGGGAGAGCTCTCTGGACATATTATCCTCAATCTAGTCTGTCAGGTTGTTAATAGTGTTTTGTAGTGTTCGGAGGTCAATCCTAAACCCATGATCGTCATCAATGCCTGTGTCTATCAGGCTGCCGATCCGCTTGTTGTAATCAAAGATAGCTTGCCCCTCGTAGCCCCACGCCATTGCGTAAGTGTAACCCTGAGTAATGCCCTGCTCACTCTTTGCTACCGTAAGTCTGTCAGCAATGTTCTGACCTGAGTAGTTTGAGTCCACAAATACAGCCGCTGCTGTCGGCAGTCACTGTTGGTTATCCCCTCGGCTGTTAAAAAATCAGCGAGGCGGGGCAACATATAGTGGTCTGCGGGTAGCTCAAAGTTCAAGCTAGTTCCAACGACAACACCGTCATCCAGTGCTACCGCAAAGTGGCCGTTATTTTCAGCAAAGTATGCCATAAGCTCTGCGTCGTATAGTCCACTTTTAGGCAGGACAAAATCAACGATGTCTTGATAAAGGGCGTTGTCCTTTAATACACCTGTGGTGATAGTAATCATTATGAAACCTCCAAGTAGCCAGAAGTAGCTACTGTTATATCGAAGTCGGCGTTATTCAGGTTGCCCGTGTAAGAGTTAGTAGACCAGCTAACGTTTGAGGCTTGCGGGTTTTGTAAATAATCACCAGTGCGAAGTTCGCCCACCACCTGATTAACCGTTGGCCCTGCGCCCCATGTGTGGGTGGGGGCAGCAGAGTCCCGGTTTAGCGACACACCAAAGGCAATCGTTGATACGCTTGAGTCGGAACAGTTGATGGTGTTGGAGTAAGCACTCGAAAGGTCTCGAACCAAAACTGTGGTAATTGCAGTGCTTGGTCTGTAGATCGATACTGACATCCCAGTCGCATTGGTACTTGCAAGCGAGGTGTCACCTGCGGCAAGGACTTTGTAACCAGTCCTCACGTTCTGATACTGCGTTGTGGTCCCACCCTTGGTGGATCGAGTTCTAACAGATGCCCTATTAGATATTTGTGTAAACCCCGTGGGTAAATAGGCGGATACATTCGCAGTGGACATCACCTTGTAAGTACTAACAATGG